AATCGAATCAACATCAGTAATGTAAGTTTAGATAATACAACAATGGAAATGTTTATTACAGATACTGAAACTCAATTTTGTTTTGACTTCTATAAAAAAGGTCAAGTAGTTGGAAAGCATAAAATATTCATAGGAAATAACCAGCTTGAGTTTGATTGGAACTTGCAGTTCAGTCAGGAACTAATTAAAATGTTTAAAAGCATAGATATTAAAAACCAAATATCAATATGAAAATACCCGAAACAATTAAAACAAAAATGAATGAGTATTATACTCATGGAGACCACACAAAGCTAAAGCGATATGGAATAACTAAGAAAAAGTATTTCAGCTTAGTAACCATTGGAAAGGCTTTTAAAGAGGGAGAGTGCCATGATGACCTTTTGGACTTAATAGATGAATTTTATAATTTAAAAATTAAAAAGTATGGAAAATAAATTTTATAAAGATGGCTTAACAAAGAGAAGTTTACAAGCCCTAAATGATATTCAAAGAATTGAATCAGAGCTTTATGATACTGCAGAAAGATTAGGTGAAGTACAAAGGGCTGAACTATACGACCAAAATTTAACAGAAAAATACTATGTACTTCAAAATCAATTAGAAACAATTACAGATAATTTTTTAAATTATAATTCAGTTAAAAATTAATTATTAAATTTGTAACCATGAAAACACAAGAACAAGCAATCCTCGATGCCTTATTAGGTGGGCAAGTTATTACAGGCTCTAATGCCTATCAAATAACTAAAAAAGAATGTGCATGTGGCACACTTAACCTTCACAAAGTATTAGCAAAGATTAGAAAGAAAGGTTACACTATTAATGAAGAATGGTGCATCAACTCTAAATCTAATACACGTTTTAAAGAATTTACAATAATAAATAAAAAACAAAAGAAAAATGGAAACTAAATTAAACAGTGGCGCAATCTTCAAGAATGACAAAAAAACATCAGAAAAAGCCCCAGACTACAAAGGCAAAGTAAATGTAAATGGCAAAGAAATGGAAATATCTTTATGGTTTAAAGAAAGCCAAAAAGGTGTTAAGTATTTCAGCGCATCATTCCAAGAACCATTTAAAAAAGAGAATGAGACAAAGACTTACTCAAACGAAACAAAGTACAGTCCTAAAATAGAAGATGATGGGCTACCATTTTAGTCTATTCAATACAAAAAAGTAAAAATAAAAAGAATTAAATCAATCTATTATGAAAACGAACGAACAATTATCATTAACACAAAGATTGCTTGAATTTCAAAAGCAAATCAATGTAATTAAAAAAGATGCAAAAAATCCACATTTTAAAAATACCTACGCTACATTAAAGCAAGTATTAAGTGAAGTAAAACCTATATTATCAGAAGTTGGTTTATTAATTACTCAGCCAATAGATGAACGTGGAATAGGTACTGTTATCACAGATGGCAAAGATTCAATTGTATCTTTTATTCCTATGCCTAATGGATTACAACCTCAGCAATTAGGTAGTGCAATTTCTTATTTTCGCAGATATACCATTTGCTCACTTTTATCATTAGAAATTGATGATGATGATGCTAACACAACTAACAAAGCTATTCAAACTGCACCTATTCAAAAACCTATTTTAAAAGCCGATACAGAACACTTTGGCAAAGCGGTTGAGTATTTAATGAAAGGTGGCTCAATAGATGCTATAAAGGCAAAATATGAGATAAGTCAAGAAGTAGAAACTAAACTAATAAAATCAATCTAATGGAAAGCACAATTGTTAATTGGTCGGTAGTTAATGAAGACCAAATTTATGATGTATTTCTTAAAATGATATATTTTGAAGATATGTCTGAAAAATGCAATTATTCAATTAAAAAATTTCATTCAGATGTTGTTGGCTTTGGTATTAAACACAAAGCAATAAAATCAGATTGGGATGTGAAAAATTTTGTTTTTGAATTGATAAACATTCCTTTTGATTATGAAAATATGACTGACAAACAAATGAAATTTTTAAGAGCAATTTCAAAAAGATATTTAATAACTCCATTAAAATTTAAGTTAGAAGATTATATTAATGAAAAAAAACAAATGAAATTTAATTAATTATGGAAAGCACAATTGAAATATACAGCCCTGAATGGTTTATAAACCGACAAGGTAATTTCACAGGAAGTGAGATTTGGAAGTTAATGAGTGAACCTCGTAGTAAAAAAGATAGCCTATCTAAAACAGCAGAAACTTATATACTCGAAAAGGTATGGGAAAAGTTATCGGGAGAAGTTAAACAAGGCATAAATAACATGGCAACTGAATTTGGTAATGATAACGAGCCTATTGCTAAAAAGTTTTATTCATCCGTAACAGGAAATGAAATAGTAGAAAGTAAATTGCTTTACTCAAATGAAATAAATGGCTTAACAGGAAGCCCTGATGGATTAGTAGGTGAAGATGGTTTAATTGAAATAAAATGCCCTTTTAATGGTGCAAATCATTTAAAACATTGCTTTATAACCAATGATGAAACTTTCTTAAGTGAACAGCCTGAATATTATTATCAAATGCAATGCTATATGCTTTTAAGCGGTCGCAAGTGGTGTGACTTCGTTTCTTTCGATCCTCGCATTATTTCAGATTTAGGATTGTTTATTTACAGAGTAAATGCTAATGAAGAAGTAATTGAAAAAATGACTGAGAAAGTAAAATTAGCAAGGGAATTATTTAATCAATATTTTGAATCTTTTAATGGAAAGAAAGGTTAAAAATAAAAAATGTAAGGAGTGCGGTGGTAACTTCACTCCTTTTAAAACAACTCAAGTAGTTTGTGGCGCTAAATGTGCAGCTAAATTAGCAGAAACTAAGGTATGGAAGGAAAAGAAAAAGGTAATGATTGAAAACACCCGTACTCGCACAGAATGGCTCGGAATATTGCAAGTTGTATTTAATAAATTTATTCGTGAAAGGGACAAACATAAACCTTGTATTTCATGCGATAAACCATTAATAAACAAGTACGATTCTGGACATTACTTTTCTGTAGGCAGTTATCCTAATTTGAGGTTCAATGAAAATAATGCGCATGGTCAATGTGTATTCTGCAATCAACACAAACACGGTAATCATATTGAATACGGAATAAGGCTAAAAGATAGGATAGGAGAATACAACTACAATAAACTATTTAATGCAAGGGGTAATACTTTAAAACTAACATTAGATGAAATTAAAGAACTAATTAAAATTTACAAATCAAAAATTAAAGAACATGGAAAATTATAAAGATGGAGACAAAATAAGAATATGGTTAGAAGATAACATGGAACCCGAAGGTGGCACATGGTGTTATGGTAAAATAGAAGAAATAAAAATAATTAAAAAAATCTTTGTTCAGGATGGATTTAAACTTGATCCTGAAAATGAAATTGAAGATTTTGTAGGCTATAAAATAGAAAAATTATAATTATGGAAAAAGCACTAACAACCGAACAGGCAAAAGTAGAATTTGAATCACATCTTCTAATTGGTTTATTCAAATCAACAGTTGAGCAATCAACACAATTAACTGGTAAATTTAAAAATAAAATGAAAGCTGATTTTAATCTATGGCAAAAACAAGGCTTTAAAATAGTTGAAGAACTTGAAAAAAGAAACATAACAGATGTTGAGTACTTAGATAAAATTGGAGATATTTATCATACTATGAACTCAAATATGCGTGATGAATTTTACAAAGGTTTGGAAAGTTAAATAATTTTTGTATATTTGCACTATCGGAGTAACGAACCGATTTAAAGAAATACATCAACAATAAAACATTTAGCCTCTAAGTGTTCAGGTGCAGAGTTGATGCTGCATGGTTTCGTAAACCAACTGAACATTTAGGGGTTTTTTAATTTATAAAAAAATGAAAACTTACGATTCAATTACTGGAACTGAAATATCTATTTATGATAATATTTACCATGAGATAGTTTTTTTAGTTCAACATAAAACAAGAGAAAGAACAAACATTATTTTACAGTTAGAGCAAGCTAAAGAATTTGTAAATGATTTACAAGATATTATAAACTTAATACAGAATAAAAATGGCTAAAGACCCAGCTTTCCTTTTTTATCCTTCAGATTGGATAAGTGGAACATTAGGAATGACCTTTGAGGAAAAAGGTGCATATTTTGAATTATTAATGACACAATTTAATCAAGGTCATATGACCTCACATATGATAGGTCGTATGGTTGGTCAACTTTGGTCTTCAATTCAACATAAATTTGTTAAAGATGAAAATGGATTATACTATAATATTCGGTTAGAAGAAGAGAAACAAAAGCGTAAAGCCTTTACTGAATCAAGGAGAAACAATATAAAAGGCATAAATCAACATACTGAAAAAAAGACTAAAAAAGTAGGTCATAAGAAAGGTCATATGACCTCTCATATGGAAAATGTAAATGAAAATGAAATTATAGATTATTTTAAAGAAAAAGGATATAGTAAAGAATCAGCAAAAAAGTTTTTTGATTTTTATTCTGTATCAGATTGGAAAGATAGTAATGGAAAAAAAGTAATAAACTGGAAACAAAAAGCTCAATCAGTTTGGTTTACTGATGAAAATAAAATTAAACCTGAAACAATAAAATATAAATCAGTAGCAGAACAAATTGAAGAAATGAGAAATTATGGAGAAAAATAAATACAAAACAGAACAAGATTTTGTGGATGTAGTTGCTTACACTTTCAGTAAACATTTTAAAGTTAACTTAGAAGTTTGGAGCAAATGCAAAAATGGTAGAATAGATATTTTACTAAACTACAAAGACAGTTATTATTTTGGAGTTGAATGT